ATTGACCACCAACTTTATTGATTACACTAATGTCTGTTACTGAAACAACACCAGCGACATCTTGAATCTGAGTCCTAATTTCTGAAACATATACGTTTTCACCCAAGTCTCTTACTGCTGGTGACATTAAAGTATTCACTGTATCAATAATTTTTGTAATGATTTGTCCTTGGTTTTCTGAAGATTCAATCACTACCGAAATATCATACTCCAAGTCAATTACCTTTGCAACATTTACAGAAATATAATCATTAATCATTCTGTAATTTGATAAATAATTGGCAATATTTTGTTTCAAAGTGTTTGAAACCTGTTGTGTCAACTTACCTCTCTCATCATAAGAAAGTATGTCAATATTAATCTTATTGTCTTTCTCTGTGATTGCAACCTTTGCAGGTGCCCCATACTTACCCGGCATTCTCTTAACCAACGCATTGTAATCATTGATGGTAACAGCTCTATTCTGAGATGCAAAGTTAAATGACACCATATTTCTAACCTCTTCAATGGTTGGTTGATTTGAACCTCCGATTGCCGCAGTAACGTTTCTAACACTTAGTGAATTAATAACGTTCTGATTGATATTGTTGGACGGTCCGTTCACGTAGAAGTTAGTATTACCTACCTGAGTGATAGCATTTACACCAATATTTGAAGATAGTCCACCCCCAACTCTATATTTTACAAATAAAGTGGTGTTTGCCTTAACCGTCTTACCCAAGGCTATATTATTTTGATAATCCTGAACTCTTAATGGAATACCTGTATTTGCAAATTCTGCAAGTTGCTCATCAGGTGTCACCGTAGCACCACCGAATTGTACTTTCATAAACCCTTCAGGTGTATATTCAGTGATAAATTTAGTATCAGTGTCAATATATCTACCGACCTTGATACCTGGTTGGTCTGATGGTTTTGATGGGTCTTCAATAAAAACCCTTGGCTCGGCCAATGAATCAACTTCATACCATTTGTTTGGTGAGTTGATAAAATCACTATAAGATGGTGTAGATTGGAATGAAACCCCATCCTTTTGGATAATTGTTGTTACTGACAACACATTTTTCTCAGGTAAGAAAAATTCATAGAATGGACGAACCTCGTTAGGTGTGATAACTTTTTTGAATACCTTAGTGGTACCGTTTACCACAACCTCTCTCTTAGTAATCGTATAATTGATTAGATTGTTGTTAGAATCAAAGTTAGGTATCTTTGTTCTGTTTGGATAACCGTCTGAATTGTATTGTGATGAAAAGTCAATATCTTCAACATTCTCAAATACTTGACCTCCACCAATAACCTGAGACCCCGCTCTGAGTAATCCCAAATATCTTGAATCTTCTTGGTCACCAAATGCAGGTACCGTGATTGAAAAGTCAACCAAGGCAACAGAAGGTCTGTTTCCTGGTATTTTTAACCCATAAGTTCTAGCAATGTTGAATATAGAAGACCTTTGTTGTGCATATTGTAACACAGTCTCTTGAATACTACGGTCAATGTGGTAATGTAAGTTATCACCAATGGCTGCGTTGAGGTCCATAAACACAGAGAATACCGACGCATCATTGAAATTATCAATGAGTTCAGGGTAATACTGTCTCGTATAATTGACTAAATCCTGTCTTAGACTTTCAAAGTCTCTATCGGTATATGAAATTCTCTTATCTGCCATATACTATTAAATATTGATGATTATGAAATCTTTACTCTCAAAGGTACTATCTGTAATGGTATAATCTATTCTCACTTTCGCAGTATACTCTTCAGTACCTCTACCAGGGACTCTATAAATTCCACCAACACCGATATTGTCCATATTTATCTCTCCTTGAGCTTCCAAGTCATCCAAATATGGAGTGATACTGATTTCATTGATTATTAAGTTGGGTAAGTATTTGTCCACCGCATCTCTGATATCTGCCTTGATTGCTTCAAAACTAAGACCATCCATTGGTTCAAAAATGAACTCATAAATACGAGTACCAAAATCAGGTAAGTAGTATCTACTACCCTTTCTAGTTAAGATTAGATGTAATAGGTCAGTCCTAATCTCTTCATCAGCATCCTGTGAAAGAGAAAGGTACTTACCATATCTACTATCCCTAAATGGAAAATTTACTCCGTATGTTTTACCTTCAGCCATATCCCATAAATATCTTAAGTGAATAAATTATAAAAAAAAGAGGACCGAAGTCCTCTTTTATTTCAATAGTTTGTTGCTTTTAACAATTAACCCTCACAAGAAGTACAAACCAAATCGTTAAGATTCAATTTCTTTCTCGCGAATGCTTGAGCTGAATTCATTGAGTGTTGGTAGTACAATGTCTTCACACCCAACTGCCATGCATCAATCAAAAGTTTGTTTACATCCTTGGTTGGCATATCAGGTGAGACCATCAAGTTCAATGATTGAGCTTGGTCAATATAATCCTGACGGACCGCAGCCATGTTAATGATTGTAGATTGATTAATCTCAGCAAATGTTCTGAACACTTCTTTTTGTTCATCAGTTAAGATGTCTAAGTGTTGTACCGAACCGTCGTTTTGTTTGATACTATTCCATGTAGCTTTATCATTCTTACCCAACGCTTGAAGTAATTCCTTCAACACTGGGTTTTTAATGGTTACCTTCATTTTAGCAACGTCCTTCACATAACAGTTAGACCAAATCGGTTCAATTGATTGTGATACCTGTCCTAAGATAAACGCTGAAGATGTTGTTGGTGCAATAGCATTAAGTGTAACGTTTCTTCTTCCGTAACCTTCCAAAATTTCAGGTTCACCAAACATCTTAGCCAATTCAGCCGAAGCTGCGTATGACTTTTCTTTGATTAGTTTGAATACTTGAATGTTCAATCTTGCCGCGTCCTTACTGTCAAATGGTAATCCCTTAGACTGAAGTAGTGAGTGCCAACCTAAAACTCCCAAACCAAGAGCTCTTTGTCTCTTAGCGAAGTTGTAGGACTTTTCCATGTATAGGAATGCTCTCTTACCCTCTATAGTTCCATTATCACGTACTTCTTCAAGTTTTGTCAAGAATTCAGAGACAACAGCATCTAAGAACATTGTCATGGTTTCAACTGCGTCTGTGTCTTTCCACTCATCAAAGTGTAGTACGTTCATTGATGATAACACACAAACAAACGACTCTTCTTCAGAGTTGTGTAGTGCAATCTCTGAACATAAGTTAGAGTTATAGATTTTTAGGTCTTTGTCCTGATATACCTCTGGTGATTTCTTATTCATAGTATCTGTGAACATGATGTATGGATACCCAATCTCACCGCGTCTTTGAATAACTTTCGCCCAAATCGCACGTTTCTTATCGTCACCAGCAATCATATCCTCCATGAACTCATCAGTCACAGTGACTGCATGTGTCAGGTCCTGAATGGGGAAACCCTCAGTACCAATCTCCAAGAACTCCATAATATCTGGATGCTCTACTGGTAGATATGGTGAGAAACGACCACGACGGGTTGACCCCTGTGAAATATTATCAACCACACTTTGGAATAAGTTCATAAAGTGTACCGCACCTGGTGCATGACCATTATCTGTAATCTCTGCTCCACGACCACGAATGTTACCAAAGTAACCTGAGGTACCTCCACCCATCTTACTCATCTCACCAACTTCTGCTTGTGTATACAAAATTGACTCAATGTTATCTCCGATGTTTGAACCGAAACAACTTACGGGTAGACCTCTTTTCTTACCAAAGTTAGCCCATACTGGTGATGATAGTGAATACCATCCTCTACCCATGTAGTCGTAGAATTTATCTGCAAACCCTTCAACACCTAACAGTTTTTCTGCATGTTCTGCTATTGTTCTAATTCTTTCTAAAGGTTCTTCACCTTCACTCAAATACCCTCTACGAAGAAACGTAATAGATTCTTCGTTAATCCAATCAAAAGGTTTTCTTTCTTTCATATTATTGTTTTATCTGTTTTTAAAATAAGTCGTTTGATGTTATTGATTTTGATTTCTTGCTGTAGTTAATACTTCTTTTATTGAAGAAATCAGTATGTTTTGTTGTTAAGATTTCATCGTCAAACCACTCCGTAGTTTCCAACAATGTATCATTAATATCAAAAATACTATCAATACCAATTGAGTTTAAAGATACGTTAAATCTATATTTAATGAACTCCATAGTCTGTGCTTTTGTTAAAAAGTCTAAATCTCCTTTCTCAAAAATCCAATTTACAATTTCAGTCTCAGCATCATATGCCTCCATTGTTGCATCCACCAAGTCTGAAATCAATTCAGGTGTCCACCACTCAGGATTCTCTTGTTTGATTAGATTGACCAAATCAAAACCGAATTCAGCATGGATATTTTCTTCTTTTGATGTCGCTTCAACAGCATTTGAAATACCTTTCAACACGTTTTTGTGTTTGTTGAATGACATAATCACCAAGAATTGAGAGAACAATGAAACATTCTCCACAAACATTGAGAATAATACAACAGATTCAAAGTAATCTTTGTTCTCCACAGCCTTAGAACCTGAGATAGATTTTTCAAGATACTTAATTCTTCTACGAATCGCGGGTACCTCTAATAGATTTTCAAACTGAGAGTTCAACCCTAACAATTGAATTAGATGTGAATATGCATCTGCGTGTCTTACTTCTGACTCTGCAAATGTTGCACCTACGTTACCGATTTCTGGTTTCGGCATTCTTTTGTAGATGTCACCCCAAAATGTTTTAACGGCAACCTCAATTTGTGAGATGGCCAACATCGCTCTTTCAACAGCACTTTTCTCCTTTTCATTAAGGTGAACTTTGTAGTCCTGAATATCTGAAGTAAAGTTAAACTCAGTATGTACCCAATATGAATGTCTAATAGCATCCACATATTCATTAAGATTTGGGTAATCATAAGGTTTTAAGTTTACTCTTTTCTCAAAGATATTAGGTCTGTTCTTAGTACGGTAGATGATGTATTCTTTTGCCACATCATTCAATCCGTTGTCCATTAGTTTGTTCTCAACCATATCATGAATATCGTCCACATGAGGAACGTGTTCTTTATTATTTCTGAAAATCGCTTTCGTAGATATTCTCGCAATCTTTTCGGCCATTTCATCATCAACTTTGTTTATACTACTCATGGCCTTCAGAACTGCTCTCTCAATTTTAGCTGAGTCGTAGACCTCTTTTTCACCGCTTCTTTTTACGACATAGCGGATGTCTTTACTTACTGCATTTACTAAACTTTCCATAACTATATTATTTTTTTAATTCCCGCCTTGAGACTGTCTTTGTTGACGTTTTTCCATCAACTGTTTAATTCTGTCTCTGTTTTTTTCTTCCTTCTGTTCCTCGTGACCTAAGAAAGTCATACTCTGTTCCGTATCAATAACCAACATTTCATTGTCGTACTTACAGTTTTCAAAGATGATTCCGTCTTTACCGATGCGGGATTTGGTGATAGCAATTGTTGCCAGATTCATCTCCTTTTGAGTTAGTGACTTAGCAACGGAAATAATCACGTGACCCACTTGAGCTTTCTTAATAGAACCACCCATTTGGTCAGTTGTCACCACCTCTGAAGAAATAGATGAACGGTTACCTTGTGTTGCGGTCCAACCTACGATGTCTAATTCATGACACATCGCCTCAAATGCTCTCATCACTGACCCTTCACTTTTCCATTCGTCACCTAAATTCTTATCAGGGGTGATACAATCAATATAATCCAAAACAATCATATCAATCTTATTTCCCTCAGCAATCATTTTACGGATTTGGTTCTTAATCTGATTCATAGTCAAAGTATCTGAAGGTAACTTTTTAAGTATCAAACTGTTCTTTGTAGTTTCCTTAATTTCTTTGACTCTTGTCATAACCTCGTCCTTGTGATTTGACAGGTTGTCAGGTGCAATTCCAGTCCATAGTGTAAAATGTTTTCTCTGAATAATCTTTGGGTTGTCCTCAAAGAATACCTGTAAAACATTATACCCTAAGTTGAATCCGTTGTTTGCAATCTTCGTTAAGAAGGTTGTCTTACCAACACCTGTCGGTGCCAAAATGACACCAATTTCACCCTTAGCCAAACCACCTTTAAGTAGGTTGTCAATACCAGGCACTCCAATTGGAATTGGATGTCTGTAATCGTCATCCAAAACAATATCCAAATTAGAGAATACATCTGCAGTACCCGTATCAACTTCACCTACCTGAAGTGCTTCTCTTACCATCTCCTCTAAATGGTCGTATGACTCAAAGTCTCCTTTGTCAATAATCTTTTGTGCTTTACTCATAACCTTCTGTAATTCTTGTTGTTTACAGAACTTCAGTGACTTTTCTTGAACAAAAGATGAACCTTCAATCGGAGCCTCTTTTACCTCTGTAAGGGTGTCAAGGACCATTTTTTGAGCCATCGGAGATGAAATCTCACTTTTTGTAAGTTGTTCTAATGTTGCAAAAGTCGGAGCATGTTCATACTTTGAATAATACTCCTTAACCATTTGCATCATCAACTTGAAATATTGATTATCAAAGTACTTCGGGTCCAACACATCTACTATGGAATTTGCAAAATCTTTATCAATTATAATG